TCCGGATTCAGCAGCGCCGTCCCCCAGTACGTCCTCGCGGCGAACTCGGTCACCATCGTGTTGTGGTTGTAGCTCTTGGTGAGCACCACCTCGACGCCGTTATCGGTGCGCGCCCGAAGCATGCCGGGGCCGGCATCACCAGGAACCGCGTAGGATCCCGGAATCAGCTCGATCGCATCCTTGAACCAGAACGGGTTGACGCCGGCCGCCGCGATGTTGAGGAACGTGATCGCTGCTGTCGCGCTCGTGGCCGACGTTTCACAGTTCTTGTACTGCTTCTCGGCATCAGTCGGGCTCGACGGCGCGCTAATGATCGGCGGAGTGATCACCATCGTGGTGGAGGTCGGCAGCGACACCACACGGAAGGTCTTCAGCTGTCCGGTCGACGATTTCGTGATCTTGTGCACGTCATAAACGTTCGCAATCGTGAACGCATCGCCGGCCTTAACGCCCGTGTTGGTCGTGGTCGTGATGGTCTGGAACCGGTTATCAACCGGGGATTTCTCGCCCGTGCTGGCCGTCGATTTCGACTTCGGCACGTAGAAGTTGGCCGTGGCCGACGTCCGCGTGTCCATCGTGACCGATGCGCCCGGAGCCGCTGCCGTCAGCCGCAGACCGTAGTCGAGCTTGAGCGTCGAGAAATTGCAGATCTCACCGATGTAGGCTTTGCGGTAGGCTTCCGTCGGCATTCCTGCCATCGTCTCACGCGCAGCGAGGTTCGACGCGCCCGAGTTGTAATCACGGGTCGTCAAAGCGAGGTTTCGATCCCAGTCGGGAACGCCCGTCTCGTTCATGACCGCTTCGCAAGCCGCCACATCGTCGAAGCCCGAGAAGGCCGCCGTCCGCTTGACTACCAGCGAGCCGAGATTGGATGCCGTGGTCAGTACCGCGACGTTGATATCACTCGCCAGTCGTTGCTTGGCCGCGTCGCCCAGTCGCCCGTTGTAGAGCGCGTCACGCAGTTCCAGCGCGTCCAGCGTCCACGGTACAGCCTTGTGCGTGCTGAGCTGCACCGGGACCGTCAGCTGCGTTGCGTCCTGATAGCTGGAGCTGATGTCGGTGCGCGGCGTACCGTCGACCGAGCCCAGTATGTACGGCATCGGCCGCCATTCGGTCTCGTAGGAGCGCTGCATGTCGGTCGGATTCGGCCGCCAGACATTGACCGCGTTGGACATTACCAACTGGTCATGAAAGCCTTCGAGCATCTTCTCGAACGCGATTTTCTCTTCTTTGGAAAAGTCATTAGCCATGATCGTTTACCTATTTCTTAGCGGCTTTGAGCTTGGCTTTGTAGGCGATAACCTTTGTTAAATCGCCAGTTTTGTCCGCTTCAGCCCGTAGCCGCGCTAGCGTTGCATCGGAGCCCCCAGATGCCGCTCCGCCTTTCGGTGCCGGCCGCTCTGGAGCTGGTGGTTTCTTTGCTGTTTTGCTGACCATCAATTTGTCCTCCAGACGGACTACCTCTTTCGTCAGCTGCCCGAAATCACGGATAGATGACAGACGATTGGCGAGTTCGGGGTTCTTCCCGATGGCGTAAACGACTTTGGCCGGGTCATCGGCGTATTTCAGGATCACGGTCTTGGCGTCCTGGCTGAGCGTCGCGCCTACGAGGCTTTCGACCTCGTCATAATCAGGAACCCTCAACGCCCGCTTGCCCTTCTCGTAGGCCGCTAGCTTGGCGTTGATGGCTTCCTGCTCGGCCTTCTGCTGATGCTCAAGGTCCCGCTGATGCGCCTCGACCTGCGCTTTCTGGGTGTGCCACCCGTCAAGCTCAAACTCCAGCCGCTCGGTGTCCCAGCCGCACGACTCCATCGTCGGTTTCGGCCCCAGCTTCGGCGGAGCCGGTGCAACCGTGGTCGCTGCCAGCGCCCGCTCAAGCTCGCGGTTTTTCTTCGCGAGCTCACGGTGGTCCTTGCGCAGCTTCTTGGCCCATTCCGGAGCCTCGCGGTCCTCGTCCTCCGCTAAAGGCTGGCCGTCCAAGGTGATCGTGTCGAACTCTTCGACCGCCTCGCCTTCCGGTGCCTCACCTTCGACCTCTTGATCCTCAACTACAACCTCTTCCATCTCTTCGACGGTCGAGACTTCGTCGTCGTCTACTACTATCTGGATCTCGTCTTCATCGTCCATCTCTACCTCATCACGCGCCTGTAGGCTGGCGGCTGCCATATGCAACGCACTCATTGCGGCTGAGTGGGGGCCTGTTCGGTCTGCGACATGTCATGGATGCCGCGTAATTCATCAAACCCTTGGCGACGCGCCGCTAGTCCGTGTTCGGACACTGCGATCTGCGTTTCCACGGTCGTTTGTTCTGTTTTCGCCTTGGTCTCAGCGGCCTTGGCGATGGTCAGCACGGTATCGGCCCGCGCCTTGGCGCCTTCGGCCTCGGCCTGTGCCGCCGCGGACTTGAGATATTCCGCTTGTGGGTCCGGTTGCTGGCCTTGTTGTTCCTGAGCCATCTCAGCTTTGTCGGCCTCGGTCGGGTCGTAAACGCCCATCCTCACCAGGCGCTTGCGGAAGTATTCCCGCGCCTCGCTGATGCCCTCGCCATCCATGTTCTGCGCGGCGATCATGCCGAGCACGGACTGCATTTGTGGGTCTGCGGTGATGGCCATGAGTCCCGTGATGCCGCGTACCGTGGCCGCCTTGCGGGATGCGAAGGATGGCCCGACATCGACCACCACATCGTCGGAAATGCGGCTGAGGTCGCCTTTGGTGTAAGCCTGTTTCGTCTTTGGGTCGATCACCGCGGTATTGATGTCGGCATAGTCCACGCCGCCCTGATCGGTCACCACCTTCATGCGCCGATCGGGCTCAACCAAAATCTCTTGATTCTGGGATAGCCATATCTGACCGCTGCGCCTGTGCGCCTTGGCCATGTTCGACACGTAGATGAACACCTGCATATCCAGGCGTTGCTGTATCAGTTCCACGGCCTTGCCTGACTGGTTCGGTTGCAGCTGCTCTCCGGCCTGTTGCGAGCCCAACACCTCTTGTAAGTCGCTCTCGGCGATCTGCATCAAGGCGATCAGCGCGGGCGGTACGTTCGGTGCCTTGGTGTACTCAATCGGCGCTAAGACAGGCGTGCCGTTCTGGTCGGTTTCCCGGTTGCGAAGCAGGTAGGGGAAGTTCTTGACGTTGTCCTGTCTCCACATCTCGCTGTACTGCCCGATTTCGTCGGGTGTCAGGATCGGCTTTTCCACGCTGGAGAGCGCGGAGATTTCGAGGAGCTTGGACAGTTGGACGTTTTTGACGCGCGCCGGGTCTTTGCTGTGCCGGACGTGGCCGCAGAAATGCTCGACGCCATTACGAAACCAGCGCTGGCCGTACACTGGGACAATCGGTATATGCTTTCCAGCTATATAGCCCTCGTCCTCCAACACGTCCGCGCCATCGATGACGTACTTGTGGACCTTCTTGCGCTTGATCTTGCGCTGACGGATCTCGCGATAGCCGGTCGCTGCCAGTGTGTCGGCCAGCGTCGGGTCGTCCTCAAGTTCTTCGTCGGTGTGCCGCACCTCGTCATCGAGCACGCCTCGGTAGACGTGGACCGTTTCGGGTACGGTCTCCCGCTCGTAGTATTCGGCCACCGCAACAAAGTCCGGCGTGCACCACTCGTAATGGGTGTCGAGGTCGTCGTAGGGGAATGGCGATGGCGTGCGGTCATACTCCTCCTCGTACCGCTCGCGCGTTAGCAGGCTGATCACCCAGCACCGGGAAGCGTCGGACTTGTCCTGGCGTTTGGCGTCGAGGTCCCACCAGACGGACTTGTCAGCCTCGGGGATCGGTTCAAACCGCGAGCGCTGCTGCTCGTTGTCCTCGTCCTCTTCGTCTTCCTCATCGGCCCGGATGCGCCAGGCGCCGAAGCCGCCGGCTACCGCTTCATCAAAGGCGAGGTCGTAGGCTTCTTCGGCTACCGAGTCTTGCTCATCGGCACGAAAGAGCCCATCGCAGATATCGGCCGTTTCTTCGTCCGCGCCATCGGCGGGGATGAAATCGACGGTGATCCGGTTGTTGCGGTATTCGTTGTAGATGCGGAGGAGCGAGAGCCGGACCTTGTTGCTCTCGAGCTTCGGCTTGTTCTCGAACTGCTCGCCGAGCCAGCCATCCCACTGGGCGCCGGAATCGACGGCAAAGCAGCGATCCTCAGCGGACTGACGGCGCACCTCGCGCTGCGCCTCTTCCGTGCGGTGGAACTCTCGGATGGCCCGCTCGTGGATCTTGCGCAGCTTCTCGGTGGTGGTCGGGCGGCCCAAGATCGTTATTCCATCCGGTT